TCCATCCCCAAGGAATCGTAAACGTCCTGCTCGTGGCCCAAGTTCTGGTCGGTAATCATGTAGTGACTTACCTTCCCGCCAAACTCCTTGATGAAGAGGCTGGCCACATAAATGCGCTCGCTGCGGTCGATCCCGTAGAAAAGGTCGCCGGTGCGGATGGCCCGCTGGTAAAGGTCGTAGTTTTCTGTTCCCCATTTCTGGCGCATTTCCCGGTGAGCTGAATCAATGATGGCTTTTTCGCACAGCGGAATGTTCCAGCCGTCGCCGTCAATCTCGTAGGTGCCGCCTTTCTGGAGGAAGCCTTCCAGTTCATCCGCCCGGTAGGAATGCAGGATGGCGCACAATTCCAGATCCTGCACATTGGCTTTTGTTTCCTGTGGAACAAGGACCTTGCGGGCCTTGGTGGCTTCGCTCCGCCATCCAATGTAATGCGGCCAAAAAAGCGGGCCCACACCGTTGACCACCATCTGCCACTGGTGCAGCTGCATTTCATGGTCGAACCCGTCCCAGCCCCCGAGTAGCTCAGTATATTCCTCAGTGATGATCTGCTCCCACTGCGACACGATGTGCGGGTCCACACCTTCAGCGTCCAGTTCTATCTTGGCAAAATAAGGAACCTCAAACACCAAGTCATAGTATGGAGTCTTGGCCGCTTCCACGATCCCTTCACTTTCCCGGAGATTAAAATTGGCGCGGTGTCCCTGCCCCAGTTCACGTAGTTTCTGGCTACTCCACGGCGGGTTCCCGTCCATGAGTCCCTGTTGCAGCGTGTAACGATACATCCGGGTATCGTCCTCGTATTTGAGGCGGTTAATCAGGCTGCGGGCGTTCCCGGCGTTACCGATCCGGGAGGAAGGACGCGCCCCGGTTTCGGGGTCCAGAGTAGCAAGGCGCTGTCCGTAAGTGTCTGTCACTAGAGCTAGAATCCGTTGGGGGTTATGATGCGACTGGGCTCACTTTCCAGCGGAAAATTCTTCCTTTTATGGACTTCCTCGATTAAGACCTTCCGAAGCCGTGAGGCAATCTGCTCCATCGAGTTCCCCTTGATGCCCTTCTGCACCGGGCCTTGGTTGGCCACGCTCGCCTGAACGTCCAAGATCACTGCGCCATAGCCCCGGTTCTCATCAAAACCAATGTCAATCCGGTAAAGGTTTTTAACCGCCATGGTAGTTACTCTCCAAAAAGAGCATGAAGCAAAGACCGGTAACTTCTCCGGTAATTCCTCCTACGCACCAGTTCCTCTATTAACTCCCCTTCGGTCCATTCGTCAATACGTTTTCTGTCTCTCTGGTTGTGCATTTGCTCGCTGGGCGTAGCCCACCTGCAATTAGAAGGTTCGTAATCTCCATCCGGATTGATTCTGTCCAGAGTCGTTCCGGAAGGGCGTTCACCCAAGTCACTCAGGAAATTCTGGAACCTGTCCCACCGCTTACAAACCATGATGCCCCTGCCGCCATAATCCTGATAATTGACCGCTGCGGGATTCTTACAGCGCATCCTCATGTTGCACCAAGATTTGTAGGTCGGGCTACAACTTCCCCTAGGTCGGTGTCCGTGTTGACGGTTCGGCGGGCTCACTGTAATTGTTTACTGCTTGCTTTAACCAGCAATGTGACGGATACAGCTCTTGCAGGGAAGCATTTTCCTTCTTTAGCACATGCATCGGGAACCACACCTTTGCCTTGAGCACACACTTACATACCGCACATCCGAAGAGGGCGTAATCGAAGCGAGTCGAGCGCCCGGTCACTACCTCCGCCACCAGTTGCTGGCACCCAGAGCATCCGTCAATGTGTGTGTTGAAGTAACATCGGGTGCAGACGAGAGCACGGCGCTGGGCCTCCTTCTGTTCCACATAACTCATTCCGGAAGCCATCCACCGGGCAAAAACTTTAACACCACCTGCCAAGTCCTGCCATGAAAGCCCCGCTACCGATACTCTTTGACGGTTTGGATCGTCGTGCATGCACCAGCCGGGTGGAAGAGTTTTACAAAGCTGTTCCTGCATACTCTCACCGAGATCTGGAGGAACCTCCCGTTCATTGGCCCGCAAATGATTGGTTTGGACTTCAACCCAAGTGCGGTAATCCCAAGCGTGCGAAACGTATCCGGAGACTGGATCGACGTAGCGGTAACCGTCCGGCGGACAGGGACCGCCAAACGGGTTGTTAAGACAAAGCCGGTTGGGCATAATCGGTGTCCAGTTGCCTCTTTCGCAGGAAACGTTTCCACGGGCTTTCCGGGCGATCCTCAAAGACGGAGACTTCGCGCGGGGAAAGCCCGCAGCGTGCCGCGCAGACCTGAGTCATTACTACCGCGCAGTCGGCGTTATCGGGGCTTTTACGGGTGCGCTCCTTCATTTTCACCTTGGTTTCCAAGGAGATAAAAGGCCCGCGCTGCACCCACCAGCGGCGGCAAAACTCGGTGGCGGTCTCAAAATCCAAGCCTCTGATCTGCTCGTTTTGAAGTAAGAGCCGGAAATAGAACCAGAGATAGGTGACTTTCCGGTCGTATTCCTCCCGGCAGCTCTTGGAATTGGTGGGACTCACGGGCTCGTCGGGGACTTTCCCGCCAAACTCCACGCAGAGGATGTCTCTACTCCATTCCTTCTGCATGATGGAAGCAAGTCCTCCGCCTTCACCGGTCGCGTCCAACCCGAAGTAATAGGGATCAACCGAATGACTCATGCAGGCTTCCTTCACCTGACGGGTAATCTGGTAATGAGTGGGATCGTCGTGCGCGGCAACCGTGTGGATATGGAGGACCGGCCCAAGAAGCAGGGTGCGTTTGCCATTCACATCGCCGCATTTACCAAATTTGAGCGTGCAGCGGTCTCCGCCATCAAAAGCAGGATCGAGCCCTGCCACATTCACGTAGGATTGGTCAAACGCGCAGTCCTGCATGGCGGCAGCCCGCACAATCATCGGCATGGAAAGAACCGTTTTCTGGATTCCTTCCGGCGGCCAAAAGCCTCTACGCATCTGCCAGAACTGCCGTGAATCGACTCCGTAAACTTCCGCTGCACTGTCAATGTCGCGCTGGTTAAGCAGCCCCGGATAAGTGCCTTCGGGTTCACGCAGAGCGGGACTTTTCAGCCCGTCCAAGTGAATGCAAATGCCGCGCCTTGTCTCCCACTGCTCGCTTTCCACGGAGATGGAATCCCAGCCCGCCTTGGGTTCACTCATCCGCCCGTGAGGGTCCAGAGGATCATCCGCATTGCCCAGCCCCTTAAACTCAAAGCGTTTGGCTCCGGCTTCCAAGTTAACGCACGCTTCCACGATGGCTTCCGGCGTGTAAGGCATCTCATCCACCAGAACCACGGTTTTAGGAGCATGGAAGCCGATGATTTTCCCAATGGCCTTCTCGATTTCCCCCTTATCGGTAGCCAGCCCAAAGATCCCACTGTTATCGCTTCCCTTCTCAAACTGGATACAGTTACGGGAAATGATCAGGTGCCCGAACAGAGGCCTTAGCCTCCAAAGCTTGATAATTTCTTTCCAGATGCGCCTCCGCAGCCCGTCTAATGTGGTTGAGGTGCATATCACCACGGTATTTTTCGGATCGGCGTAAAAGCTGCACAACGCATATATCGCCGCACTTGTCGTCTTCCAAGACGCAGCAGGGCCAGTGGCAGTGACCCACTCGTTCTCGGCAAAGCCACGGATCAACCTTTCCGACCAGTCGTTCCAAATGAAGGTGTCCTTGTGATGAACATTCCAGATCGCGTCAATGGCGTTACGAACATGCTGGTAACGCCCCAGTCCCAGCGGTGGGTCATTGGCAAAACACCAAAGTTCAATAGCCTGCGGGTCACGAGTAGGAAAACTCTTCCCATACATAGGAAGTTATTCTTCCACCACCTGCGCATCAGCCAGCATCTCCGGAGGATTATCCCTAACGACAGAAGTATTGATGAGGATGGCAGCTTCAATGAGAGGCGGCTTCTTCTCCGCCGGAAAAACCACCTGATGCACCATGGCCACATCTCTCACCTGCTTGGCCACATCAAGTTTACACTTACTTTTTTTGGCCTCCCTTGAAGCATCCACGATATACTGGGCCAAGTTAAGGATACTTTCCTCCTTGTGGTTCCTTAACGCCATGGCCAAGACATCTCCAGCATCCTTCCCGGCGAGCGCATGAGTCCCATTGTAACCACTGGTCCTAACCAGTCTGTCCGCCTTCTTCCACCCAAAGCGATGAGCCCAGCGGGAAACCAGCTTGGGAGAGAGCTTGGCCTGTCTGGCCGCCTCGGCAGGACCATAAACCACCACAAGCGCTTTAACAGCATCCCTGTTAATGGACTGATCTCTCACCCGCATCATACGCCTGCACCACTTTTACTGAGATTCTTAAAGTTGCAAGCCAAAGTGATGAGGCGATGGCAGTTGGGACAGAGCAGTTGCAAGTTCTCCAAATCCCGGTTTGAATGATCGCCATTAATGTGATGAATGTCTAAAAACCCCGGCGGCCCGGTCACTGAACACTTTGCGCATTTGTATCCCTCTCGCGCCAAGAGCTTCTTGTTTGTGTTCGTGACAATTCTCCTCCACGCTATCGGACGTCCATTGACTTTCCTGCGATGTGTCGAGCAGTAACGCCGGAAATGGCGTTTTAAGTCTCCATACTTTTCAGCAAGATTGTTGCATCCTTCCAGTTTGCATAATGGTCTGTCCATGACCCAACCTACCCCCCGCTGGGTTTTTCAATCAAGAATTATTTTCAAAGAGGGGGCGTGGGTTTTAAGTGGAACTCTCTGAGGAACTTGCCCCCCAACCCCCCGCGAGGAAAAAAAAAGAATTACTGCCATGGGGCCATGGGCCTACCACGGTCAGGATCAAGGGCTTAGGCATGCTTTTTAAGCGTTCAGCGTAAGGTCAAATCATTTTAGGCTGCTCACCCAGTATCACCACAGCACTCTCACCCACAGAGAAGCTACACAGGCTTAGAGGCATTGCGCACCTCAGAGCCTCGCTGTTCACTTGGGTTCTCTCTCCGCTACAGTCTCCCAGCTTGAAACGCAAAAGAGGCTACACGGGCATCTCTGCCACATGTAGCCTCCAATCTTGCGCCGATCTTGACCGCTGGGCTTAGACGTTCTGCACTTTGCCCAGATTGACGGGGTTAAGTCCGCCCAGCTTGGCCAGTTCTTCCCCTTCGATCATCAAGCACGCTTCAAGCCCTGCCAACATCCCAGTGCAAATCAGCACTCGGGCCAATTCCGGAGCGCATCTATACTCCGTTGCAGCCTCCCGTGATTTTGCGTCAAGCTGTGCCATCAGCATTGCTCGCGCTTTTTCCGTTGCTTTTTCGATGTCCATTTGTTTCACTCCTTTCCCTGTTCGTTGTTTTCTCTCGGTGAG